CATAAACTTGAATGTACGTGGCTCCCAACCGAGAGACCGTAGCCAGTCCTTTACCTGATCGGTAGAGTTAGGGTTGGCCCTCTCATGCCCTGTAATCACCGTCAGAGACTGCGTAGATGCTGGCTGGCATTGCTGCTTACACAAGGCTAACCACTTCTCCCCTAGCGCAGACAGTGAACCGTCTTTCTTTTCCATAACCTTTGGCTTTGTACGTACAGATGTTATAACACGCTGTGGCATAGCGTCTGCAAGTAACTCTATCTTCTCTGCCTTAAGTGCCTCCCATTCTGCTAAGTGTGCCTCAGCCTTTGGTACGTCTAATTTCCACTGGAGGGCCTCCTGTACGGCAGCACACTCTAGCTTGAACGTCAGGTAGTCCACCAAACGATCTTTATCTTTCTCGTCAGTGTACATTTGACCTAGCTTCCAGCTTAGTGTCTTCCACAGCTGGTTGTTAATCTTAACGTCTTCCTCACAACGATGTCTGTATTCCGCTGGGGATAGCCCTTCCCAGTCGTCGATCTTAGGCTTAGGCACACCGTACTCTTCGCCGTACTCTGCTAGACCGTGCTTCTGCTTCCAGTGATTAACATACCACGACAAACCAAGTGTATCTATCAACCTAGCAGTGATCTTAATGCCTAGCAGTTTTTCCACTGCGGGTACATCGTAGCGAATAATGTTATGTCCGACTAGGGTGGGGCTGTTGAGCAACACGTAACGCATTTCGTCGTAGTCGTGTGTGGACTTAACCTCACCAAAGTCGTTGGACCAAGACAAGACGTGGATCAACGTAGGGTCTAACCCGTCTGTCTCAATATCGAATACTGTTATCATACAATTTCCCTTAGTGTGAACGCATCTGTGCTGAACCGTAACATGCCAGCTGGACCTTCTTCGGAACAGGGGCGATTCTTCTCAACCTTAAGATACGTGGTGTTTCGTTCTTCGATACTATCTGCGTCTTTATCCCGTGACAAGTCAATAATGACAGATGCACGTTGCCCGATCATCTTACAGTATTTAGGATCGCCGTTCTCGTTAGTGTGGGCGATAGTTACGATCCCTACGTTTAGCTCTGCCGCCAGCTTAGATAGGCGGATGGATAGGTCTGCAAGCATCTGCTCTTTGCTCTCGTCTGATGTGCCTACCACTACGTCTTGGATAGGCTCAAAGAACACAAACTTACAATCACATGCCTGACTAAAGAACCTGATCTGTTCGATCAACTCGTCAGTGCCTTGGCCATCACCTAAGTAGAACTGATAGAAGTTCTCATCTTTGGTTAAGGTCTCAATAGCGTCACGTACAAGGCCGTCAGCACCCTTACTGTCGATCAGGTCTCTGCGTGTTAGGTTGTCGCCTACCTCGTATGACACTAGCCCTAGAAGGGAACGTAGTTTGGTTTCCTCAAGGTGCCAAGCAGCGATTGAGATGCCCTGCTGTAACATGCTGTATTCCATGTAACGCATAAGTTCTGTCTTACCGATACCTGTAGGCGCTTTGAACACTGTGAAGTGACCCTGCATAAGGCCCAGTATCTTATCGTCTAGTGCCTCGATACCTGTAGGGTAGTACGTATGCTCTGGCGTCTCTGTGTACAGCTTAAGGAACTCGTCAGACGTGTTCAAGATATTCTCTGGCGTGTGCTTAACAGGCTTCCACCACAGGTTCTTAAAGTCACTAGCACGTCCGTTGGTTAGGAAGTCGTTAGCGTCCTTAAACTGTCCGTGCTGTACACGGTATATCTTGTTAGGGAACAGACGTGACATCTTGTCTGCTAGAGCGTTACCAGCATCGTCTGTGTCCACTGACAGGATGATCTTATCGAAGCTACGCAACCAGTCCCCACAGTTTTCCCACAGCTTCTTAGAAGGCGTAGCAGAGGGTAACGACACAACAGGGTTAGTGTACTGGCTCTTAAGCATCTGAGCTACTGACAAGGCGTCTAGCTCACCCTCAGTGATCGTAACCATCTTAGAACAACCAGCTGGAAACAGGTTCATGCCGAATAGCTCGTCACCCTTGAAACCATCCTTAGCGTAAAAGGCTTTCTCATCTAAGCGACGAACCTTAATCCCGCCAGAGGGGTAGATGTACTCCTGTCGATCAGCATAGGTTAGGACGTTGAAGTCCTGCATTGTAGTAGCAGTAATGCCACGTAGACTTGTGTGACGACCCTCAGATTGGGTCTCTATACGCTTTGGTGTAAATGATGTTACGTTCATATTGTCGGTTCCTTTAGTCGGGTATTTCTCTTTGGCCCAGTCGAAGGTCTTTAGAGACGATGGGTAGCCCTTGTTACAAGCATGACACTTTCCAAAACCATCGTCGTTATAACTAAAGGCGTCAGAAGAGCCACACGCTTCGTATGGACATTCTTGGTGGGGATGTTCGGCCATGTGGCTCTCCTTTGGTTTAGTCTTTAAGTTTGTTGATCTCTGCACGTTGACAGCGGATAATGTACATACTGGCCTCTGTCATGTTCTTAACGCCACCTTGGAAGCGGCTCATGGTTGCCTCTACAAACTTCTCTGCGTACTCAAGGTCTCGGTCACAGATAGAACCGAAGGCTTCCTGTTTGCCAAACTCGTTGGTGTAAGGCTTCTCTGCAATGTCTACAATGTCCTTACGGGTACGGTAGTTTAGGTTGCCTCGTACAGAGGATGCACCAGACTTAAGTAGACGGCTTGCGCTGTCAAAGTCAGGTAGTAAACCAAGGTCCATGCAGAACTGCTTAGACTGGTCATATAGTTTAGCTGCGTTTGTTGCTTTTGTCATAGTCGGGTATCCTATACTACTATTTTAAGGTTTGGTTGTTCGTTTAGAAAACGTGATAGTGTGGGTTCAGCTATGTCCATAACTTCTTTGAACGACATAAACCACTTCACGTAATCTCTGGCTATGCTTAAACCGATGTCGTCAGTCTCACACCCCTTTATAAGCTCTGATACTAAGACACTTGCTGCCTCCTCTTTTGTTCCCTCGAAGCGTTTGTCAAACAGTTCTGCTATTCCCTTGATGGCCCCCATAGCATTGTCAACACGATAGGCTGGTACGACAATGTTCCTACGCTTCTTCTGATCCGTTGAAATCTCCTTCTTGAGTGCCTTCACCTCGGCTAACTTCATTGGGGTAGGAGCGTTGATAACCTGCTCTACGACATCATCAGATACAGATGGTGCTGCTAATTCAGCTAGGACACTGTAGTTAAGTCGTTGCGCATTTAAATGCTGATCAAACCGTCCAGCTATCAACATCATATTTGATCTTGTACGTGATCCAAGCTCTGGAAACTCGCTATCACACCAATTACCGAAGTCTTGATTGCTTGGGTGCATGTCACGACCCTCTTGTAGCGCCTTACCAGCTCCTATGATGCCTTCTACGGTCTTATTGAGGCTGCTGCGTGCATCCGTTGCTACATCATCTAGCGTACGCATTTGACGGGCTGATACTTGATTCATCAGTTGTTCTAGATATTCGTTGTCGTCCATGTTTGGTCTTCCTTCCTGTTATGATTAGCCACGCCAAAGGCACTCGACATTGCGAGTTGCTTTAGAGCAGCGGGTGGTGTGGTTGGTATCTACAACTATCACTAGATACGCTATATGGCCCTTATATGACCTGTCAGAGCTTCCTGTAGGCCCTTGGACTCGTATTTTATGACGATAGAACTTGGATCGGCGCGGTGACCGCCTACAGCTACAACATAAGAAAAAAGAAAAGGGTGATGGGGGTAAGAAGGTAAGCAACCTCTCACTTATAAATACACCCCTTTTTTGCGAAAAGTAAACGTGACCTCAAAAATAAAGTTTGGGTCCTACTTATGTATAAGCTCCTATTTTTCGAATAGTAAACGCAGCCTCAAAAATAAAGTGTCACCGCACCTCATGCATCAATCCAATAATGAACCGTTGAGACCCTCCAAATTATAAAGGTAAATCGCACCCACCTTAGTATCCAGCATGAGCTACAACATAAGAATAAAGGTACGGTTAGCTTGAAGCTGCGATTAGGCCCTTACTCATGCACGTCTGGTCCAATCCAGATTACCGATAGCTTCTTTCAATTTTTCTAGCGCCAGTCCATCTGAGTAGTTCCCAAAGCTTATTCCGCTCATTTGATGGCCCATAAGTCTAGCCACGTCACTTTCTGGCACTTTGGCGTTCTCAAGCTGCGTTGCAAAGCCTTTACGTAATGAGTGGAACACATAGTGTTTCCCATATCCTAGCTTGTCTTTAAGCCGCCCAAACCTTTTGCCTATGGCGTTTGACCTGTCTCCGTATTGGTTGAATGTGAGGCGAGTAAGCAAGTAATCATCTTCGCTGGTATCAACCAGCCTTGCGACAGTTTGGGATATGTGGGGATGAATAGGTACTGTGCGCCAACCAGCCTCTGTTTTCCCATACTCAATTTCAATTCTGTCGCTGTAGACGTTAGTCAGCTTAAGGGCGCATAACTCTTCAATACGACAGCCAGTATATGCACCTAGTCTGATTAAGTCCGTGAGGGGGTCGTGTTCGCAAGCATTAAGCAGCTTATGGTAGTCATTTACCCTGAACGCTCTCCGCTTGTCCTTTACCTCGGACTTAGTCAGCTTCTTTGGCTTTGGTGGCAGTGCCTTGTGGAAGGGAGGCGACAAATCCAAACTCTTTCGGTATGCCAGGTAATCCCAGTACCCACGACAGGCCGACAGTATACGCCGTCTAGTGGCTAAAGCTAAGTTGGCTTCCTCCATTTCGATTCCAGCCCAGTCACGTACGGCCCTATTCGTTGCATCATCAGCAAAGCGAAACTTTGAGGTGAATCGTACAAGATCACGCCTAATCATATCGTTAGTTTTAGGCGTCACACTTTTCGTGTTTAGGTAGCTATCAATATGCTCCGACAGCAGAAGTTTTTCATCTGAAGCCACAGATACTGCATCAAGTAACTTACCACCGTCACCACGATCGTTGGTGTGTTCATTCCCTAGAGCTGCATTCATCGCGACGTCCTCTTGGGCTGCTTGTATTGCCCCTTCAGGAAAGCCTAGGCCTCTCAATCGTTGCGCATCTCTTCTTAATAAGTCCACAGTATCCAAAAACTTGTCACCAGTTGATTTACCTTTGGCTATTTCTATCTGGTTCTTCCATTCGGCTATGATGGGTAAGACCCGAACTTGTGCCTGACTGATGGATTCCGTCTCCAGTGACTTGAGAAACTTTCGCTTGTTATTAAAGGCAGGTCGAACAGCTGCAGGAATGTTTAACATCGCATAGTAGACACGCCGACGTTTCTCTATGTGTTTAGCCATTTGATGTCCTGTCAGAGGTTATTTACCCACACGTTTAACCCACACGTTATCAACATAAAAGTCGTATAATCAGTATATAAGGGGGGATGGGTGGATTGTCATAGGATCCCTGTTCCTCCGCCACCATCCCCCAGTGGCAGTCCAGATACTACGATAGCCTTAAAAACAAGGCTTTCATTGGCATTGGTATCGTTGGAACCCATTCTAGACCCCGAAATGGAACCCAGAATGGAACCCAAGTGTGATTGATGGTGCGCTAAAATATGGGGTTGGGTATGACCTGCACCTGCGTAAGGGTAAGTATTACATCAGCGTTAAGGCTCCATCTAACATTGCCCATTTTTATTCTGAGGGGCGTTATCGTTTGTCTAGTGGGACTTCTGATAAGGCCTTAGCGAACGAAAAGGCGACAATACTACTTGGAGATATTACCGAGTAAGGAGTCCCTAGCTACAAAACTCAGGAATTACGGCACTATAATCGCCACAGTAATCAGGGC